CATAGTATTAATGAAATATGGGTATTTGACCATATGGATTGCGGAATGTATAAAGCAACTCTCGGTTTAAAAGAGGATACAGACCCGCATATTCATGTAAATAAATTACAAGAATTACAGACAAAGTTAAAAACTAAGTATCCTACACTCGGATTCCGTGGATATATTATAGACACAGATGGCTCAATTAATAGGGTTATTTAGTTTATGAGATAAATCTGTTATAAGCGGAGAGTATTTCGACACTTATGTCAATCCGTGACAAATAATCTCTTCAAGATTCTCCGCTACTATCCACCCCAACTCATAGATACTATATAATAAAAATATCTTGCAAAAACATTGAAACTTTATTTATAAAATTGGCTTTTTAAATGTGCAAAGGTGTAAATCATAGTTTTACTCTTCAATAAGCATCACTAGTGCCTTTTTTTCAGCTGACTTGACCGTCTTCTTGACAGTCTTTTTCTTCTCTGCCTTTTCGCCTAGCATAGAACGAATGCGCTCCTCGCGATATTTTTCATAATCTGCGGACAGGACATCAAGCTCCTCCAGCCACATTGTCTGCTCAGTCTTTGCAATAACTGCTGCAAGATCCGCTGTCTTCTCACCATGCTCCTTGTTCAACTTTGCAACATTCTCATCGGTCACACTATCCATTGGCATCTTGACAAGGTACTTGTAGTCCTCATCATCTCCAATCTTGGCAAATCCCTTGGATTCCAGCATATCAATAACTTGCTCCTTCTTCTTTTTGCGCAAGTCAATTTCATCTGTCAGTGTAAGTCTAATGTATCGCGCTTTGTTTGAAAGCACAAGAAGTTCTTGAGTGAGAGCCGCTACCATGTATTCCTTGCGCTTCTTGTAAAGCTCCAGACGCTTCTCAAAGTAGTCGTCAATGATCTGCGGAACACTATCGTATTTCTTTAGCTTTTCCTCTGCATCAAAGAGGTGCATATTGGACGTAGATGATGTCGTGCAAAGCTTGAATGTCTTTTCTACTCCATTGCAACCGTGATCGGCTTTAACAGCTTCCAACTCGGCAAGCTTACCCTTTTGCAATGTGATTGTAAAATCTACAGTGGTGTCTTTACTCATATCATCATAATCCTTGACAAGAGGTTGCACCTTTTTCCCAGCCTTATCTGTGGTCTCAGTCAATGACTCCAAGTGCTCCTTGAAATCATCCGTCCATGTTCCAACTGGAAGTTCAGTAATGCGGATCTTATCGGGCGCCACCTTCTCATACTTTCCGCGAATAAGGAATTTTGTGTCAGTAATCTTTGTAATTGTGCCATTAAATCCTTCATAATAAGGAACAAACTCACACGCCTCCAAGGCTCCATTACCAAGCTTGTACTTCAAATAGGAAATAATCTCGCGAGGATTGTAACACATGATGTCGGTGCTGAATCCAGTGCCAATGCCTTTGGATCCATTGACAAGAACCATTGGAATAATTGGTGCGTAGAAGATTGGCTCCACAGGAAATCCATCATCCGTCAAGTACTCCAAAATATTATCATCTACGGCTGGAAAGATGCTGCGAGTAATGCGACTAAGAAGAGTGAAGATATATCTCTCAGATGCACTATCCTTGCCGCCTTGCAACCGCGTGCCAAATTGGCCATTGGGCGCAAACAGATTGATGTTGTTGGATCCCACAAAATTCTGCGCCATGCCTACAATTGCTGCATTTAGAGACGCCTCACCATGGTGATAGCAAGAGTGCTCGGATACATAACCAGTAAATTGCGCAACTTTAATCTCATTCGTCAAATTCTTCTTGAATCCAGCAAAGAGAATCTTACGCAGAGAAATCTTTAGACCATCCATCAAGTTGGGAATACTGCGATCGCAATCATACTTGGAGAAGTGAATGAGCTCCTCGTTGATAAACTCCTTGTAAGAAACGGACTCTTTGCTAGTGTCCAGGAAGCGATCGCGTTCATAATCCTCTAGCCACTCTTTGCGGTCTTCGGCGCGCTTCTTGTTAAAGACCATGTCAATAGAATCATCGCACGCATCGCCACTGTGATTAAAACCAACTAGCTTCTTCTTTTGAAAATACTCTTTGAACTCTGCGCCAGTACTTGTACCAAGACCCTTGTAATACTTCACCTTCCAACCTGCACTGCCATTGGGCTGATCCTCCTTCCATTCCTCAAACTCACCCTCATTGTAGAAGACGAGTTCTTGCGCGCCTTTCTTGGCTTTCAAAATGGGGGTATTCATGAAACCAATAAACCCAGGAATCTTAGCTAAAGAAGGCCACTCTGTGTGAAACAAATTGATGCAGAGACCCTTGATGTGACTGCCGTCCAAATCTTGATCCGTCATAAAGAGTACGCGACTGTATCGCAAGCTTTTTGCAACATCTTCCGCACTCTTGTATTCCTTACCGATCTCTAGACCCAGAATCTTCTTAATGTCAATAATCTCCTTATTTTCGGCAATCTTCTTGGTTGCTTCGCCGCGAACATTGAGAACCTTACCCTTGAGAGGATAAACGCCGATGGTGTTCCTGTCTTCTGAGGATAGACCAGAGACAATACCAGCCTTGGCTGAATCTCCCTCGCAAAAGATAATGATACATTCTTTGGATTTCTCTGTTCCGGCCCAATTTGCATCAATGAGCTTGGGAATTCCGCGAATGTTCTTGGACTTGGTTCCATCGGTCTTCTTTGCGGCCTTGTTTTCCTTCACTTCAGTGAGCGCGCACGCTGCATCCATGACGCCCATCTTTGCAATCTTTTCAATGAACTTTTCACTCACAGTGCAAGTTGAACCAAACTTTGCGCTCGGCGTGTTCATAAAATCCTTGGTTTGGCTATCAAATGCAGGATTCTCAATATCGCAGCGCAAGAAGAGAACCAGCTGTTCCTTGATGCTGGTTGCATTAACCTTGATCTTCTTCTTTTTTTCAATGTAGTCAACAAGTTTTCGGGTAATTTGGCCGAGGATATAGTCTACGTGCTTGCCACCCTTTGCAGTGTGAATGCCGTTGACAAAACTGACCTGAATAAACTCGTGGTTTGGTGAAAGTGCAACTGCATATTCCCATCTAGCTGTAGATTCACCTTCGTAAACACGAGGGGACTTCTCCTTTGGTCCAATATAAAGATCAATATATTGCTGGAAATTCTTCACAGGAATGACTTGAGAGTTGTACTTGACTTTTACGGACTTGTCTGTAACAGCAGCAATGTCGTGGATTCTCTTTTTCAAGAGGGCGATCATATCGGCATCAAGACCAGCAATTCCCAGTCTCGCGTAATCAGGCTTGAAAGTAATCTTGGTATAAGGCTTAGACTTGCACTTGGTAATAACAGGCTTGCCAATGACATCCAAGTTATTGCGAAACTCCTGAGTATACTTGAGTCCGCGCACATGGTCAACAGTCTCTACAGATCCACTTGTAGACCAGATAAGAACCAACTTGAACCCAAAACCATTCTTACCTCCAACAATCTTCTTCTCCGTTTTGTCATAATTGGTAGACGTGCGAAGGTGGCCGAAGATCAGCTCGGGAATCCAAATCTTGTACTCTGGATGCTCTGCAACATCAATGCCGTTACCATCATTAATCATGACAATGGTCCCATCCTCTTGAATTGCAATATCAATGTAAGAAACGGGAATGCTATTGGATGCGCCTTTGTCGACTGCCTGTTGCATACGAATTGCATGATCGCGACAATTTACAACACCCTCATCAAAAAGTTTGAAAAGGCCTGGAACATAACAAATATTTTTTTCGTATATTCTTTCACCATCATCACTGAGGATCCAAGCTTGCGCATCCACGTTTTCCACAGACCCAATGTAGGAATCCGGATTGTCAAGAATGTGTTGCTTGTCAGTCTTTTGCTGATATTTATCTGCTAGAGTTGTCTCTTCGGTCATGGTACTAATTTATACATCACAAGTTATGTTTAATATGTTTCAATTTTTTATTTAAAATTGTAGGGAGGGGTTCATGATCTTGGAATAGAATATAAAAAATATGGAACCATGTACAAAGACACAATAAGGATAATGATGTTAGCATTTGTAGAAAGTTTTTGAAATACTGTGGCCAAAAGAATGGTTGATATTATCATTAATGCATCAGCGATGAGAATCTTGAATCCAATCTCATTTGCGTAATCTTTAAATGTGTCAAGGATACGGCTTTTACCGCGAGGTACACTTCTAAAAAATGTGGCAAATAAAAGATCATGGCATACTTGCACAATGACTGCAACAATAATAAAATTAAAAAGTAAATATTTTTTAAAGATAAAGCCGTAAACAAACGCCGCAATAATAATGCCTATCATTATGCTTAATACGTCTGCTAGTACACCGCTTAATCCATAAAGATTGTACCAATCAATAAGACTTTTGGATTTAATAAGGCCAAAAATAACGCGTCCAATGACAATCAAATCGGTAATAATAGCTCCATTTAAAAGGGGCAAATAATCTGCAATATTAGAGGCACTTGTTAAGTTTAACATGGTTCTATAGAATAGCACAATAAAAATAAACAATAAAAATAAACAAACACAAATTAAAATTAAAACATTAAGGAAAATTTATTTTATTAAAAATTACAAATAATTTTTTCTCTACATATTATGACAAACCGTTCATTTATATATATGCATAAATGTACGATTTGTTAGAATTATGTATTCGTTTTTTACTAATACAAGTTGCCTTAGAAGGTTTCAGCCCTGTATAACAAATCGTGTTTTACAAATGTAAAACATGATTTATAAATTTAATAAATATATTAATATTTTTATATAACATGTCAAACTTTAAATTATCTAATGTAAAAAAACAAAAGACTAATTTATTATTAGATAGTTTTATTAATTGTATCAATAATTTACGGTCATCTATAAAAATAAACAATAAACTAAATGCTAAAATTAAAAATATTTCTAACAATATTAATAGATATGAACAAACTACAAATACAAATAATAGTTTTTTAAAAACATTTTATTCATACATAGGTTATTTTAATAAAAAATTTTTAAAAAGTAATTTTCCAAAGGCAAAATTTAATAAACATAGTTCAACTTTAACAAATGTATTTTTAAATGGTATTTATCTGGAAGGAGCAGATTTAAATGGCATGAACTTAAGCAATGCATATTTAAAAGGCATTGATTTTAAAGGAGCAAAATTAATAAATGTAAATTTTTCAGGAGCAAATTTAAAAAATGTAAATTTATGTGGGGCAGATTTAACTGGAGCAAAGTTGACGGGTGTTTTTAGTGGAGGAATAAAGAGTGATTTAAAAACAAAATTGCCCACAAACTATGCTATATCACTCGGTCATATAATTGGTCCAGGAGTAAATTTAACCAAAGCAAATTTGTCAAACATTGAATTTTATAATATAGATTTAACAGGTGCAATATTAGACGGCGCATATTATACAAAAATTGCCCTTTATGATCCCGCTAGTTGTTATCGAAAGAGAGGATCATACCCTTTTAAAGTTGGTTGTTATGCAAATGATAAAAGTATTCCCCCAAAAAAATATAAATTTGTTAAAACTGATTTAGGTAGAACATTTTTAATTGGACCCAATATGAATTTGAGTGGGGTAGTTGGCTCAAACATGGATATTTCTAATCTAGATTTGTCAACTTGTAAATTAAAAAGATCTTTTATATGTGCAAATAATACTACAAATACTCTATTGCCTCCAAATTATACGTTTGTACAAAATATTTTTATTTTTAGTATTGATAATAATGATAATATACCTCAAAGTGCATTAGTAGGACCTTATGTATATTTTTCTTGCATTGATTCCGTTGGCGCATTCTTACAGCAGGCAGATAGTTTAATTAATGTAGATTTAACTGGGTTTAGGTCTAATACAAATTATTTTACAATGTGTCCTGGTCCTTTTTTTAATGCATTTCTTAAATATAAAACAGTTGAAAATGAATATTTTCAACAATTTAAAGATAAATATCAAACTTGGAAAGAAGGCGAAGATATTGTCTTGAGAAATAAAGGAATAAATGGTCCTGGGTTATCAGGTGAATATAAAAATCTTCCCCCTGGATACAAATTAATAAGAAAATTATTTGGAACAGACCCTACCTATAAATTTAATATCGTAGCATATTATGTACTAGGACCTAAATGTTCATCTATATATTTAGATTTAAGAAATTGTGATATTAGAAATGTTGATTTAAGGGGATCAAATTTTAAAGGTGTTATTAGTGGAGGTCTTATTCATGACCATACAACGCTATTATCACCAAATTATATAATTATAAAAGGATGTTTATTTGGTCCAGGAGTAAATTTGAGTCGCATGGATATAAGTGGGTTAGATTTAAGTAAATGTGATTTGACTGGTGTTATAAGCGGCGGAACAATTAGTGATAAACATACAAAGCTTCCACCAAAATATAGAATGGTAAATACGTGTATACTTGGCCCAGGAGTAAATTTAAAATATAATAGAGTAAAAGGTGCGGGTTTAATGTACGCAGACTTAAGCAATTTGGATTTATCAAATGCAGATCTTACAGGTGTAAATTTAACAGGAGCAAATTTGACAAATGTAAAATTTCATAATACAATTTTAAATGCAGCAGATCTTACTAATGCAATTTTAACCAATGTTAGTGGAAAAATAACTATATTTAAATGTTGTAAATATCAAAAGACTTACCCACTTCAACTTCCAGATGGATATACAATTATTAATCGTTATATAGTTGGTTTAAACGTTAATCTTTCAAATGCTATATTAAAAAATATAAATTTCGAAATTAATTTGGGTGCATCAAATCTTTCTAATGCAGTTTTAACTGGTTCACAATTTTTTTCTCAAATTGATGGTTGCAATTTAAAGAGAATTATAACAGGTAATTTTAAAATAAGTCCAAAACCATATTATTTACCAGATGGATATTTTGTTATTAATGGCTATATAATGGGTCCAGAGGTAAATTTGTATAAAGCAGATTTATCTACTTTAGATCTAGGAGTTCATTCTACAAGAATACTACAGAATTCTTTACAAAATGCAATTTTAACCAAGGCAAATTTAAAAGGAACAAACCTATCAACTATTATTTTATCTGGAGTCATTAGCGGTAAAATAAAATGGGATCAAACAACTAAATTGCCCGAAAAATATGCAATTATAAAGGGTTACATAGTTGGACCGGATGTTAATTTATTTGAAGCAAATTTATGCAACGCTAATTTGACGACAGCAATATTAACTGGAGTTACAAGCGGTAAAATAAAAAGTAATTGTAAGACTATTCTACCAGCAAAATATCGCATTGTAAATGGTTATTTGATTGGACCACAAGTAAATTTATCAAATGCAGTTTTAACTGGAGCTAATTTATCAAATTGCAATTTATATGGAGCAAATTTAACGGGTGTTATTAGTGGTAATATTACAAATTATTACCATATTATTCTACCAGAAGACTATCAAATTATAAATGGTTATATAATTGGTCCAAATGTTAATTTATTTGGTGCAAATCTTTTTAACACAGATTTAACAATAGCAATCTTAACTGATATTGAAAGTGGTGAAATTAAAAGTAACTCTAATACCAAACTACCTTTAAATTATTATATTGTAAATGGTTATTTGATTGGTCAACAAGTAAATTTATCCGGTGCTAATTTAACTAATGCAAATTTATCTGGAAAAAATTTGTCCAATTGCAATTTAACTAATGCTATTTTAATTGGAGCAAATTTAACAAATTGTGATTTGTCAAACGCTAATTTAAATGGTGTTATTAGTGGTAAGATTAAAAATTATTCCCATGTTATTTTACCAGAAAAATATCAAATTGTAAATGGTTATTTAATTGGTCCAGATGTAAATCTATCTGGCGCAACATTTATAAATGCTCAGTTAACAGGAGTTGATTTAATTAATGCAAATTTATCATATGCAACCTTTACAAATGTTAATTTAAGTAACAGTTTTTTAAAATATGCAAATTTATCATATGCAACATTAACAAATGTTGATTTGACGGAAGCTTATTTAAAAAATGCAGTTTTGTCATATGCAAATATTCAAGACTCAATTTTACCTAAAAATAAATTGGATAATGCAAATATGCTTTGTTTGCGCAGTAAAAATATAACAGTAGATGATGGTTCTAATATTTTAATGGACGAAATACCTTACAAAATAGTTGAGGGATATATAGTAGGAATGGCAGTTGATTTAAGTGATGCCGATTTATCAAAGGGATCATTTGTTGGTATTCTAGGAAAATTTATTAAAACAAACAATAAAACTATATTTCCTGACAATTATATCATTAAAAAATATGGAACTATAGTTGGTCCAGGAGTTGTATTAAAGTATACCGAGACAGTTGATTTAAATTTGTCTAATTTAGACTTGTCAAACGCAACAATTTCATGTTTTTCATCTGAAAATATGCCTTATCTAGTAAATTCAACATTAAATGGCACAACTTTTGAAGAGTTCACTGGTAATTTTTTTTGTAATTATGATACTTATTTAAATGGTTAAGTCAAAAATTGAATAAAACCTTGTATTATCTGTAATACTTTTATTCAGGATAATATAATGATAAAACTTTATATCATCATATTAACATTAGTAGAAATATATTTTTATTGCTCTTAGTTTTTTGCGCATTTAAATTTCCCAATTTACCACTGCAAATGCAGCGTTACCATGTGCATTGTTACTTTGTAAAAAATGCTCAAAGGTGTAAGATTATTTAGTTTTAGTCCTCACGCTATTATATACACCTTTGAAAATCTAGTAGAACGCCTGAAAGGCGTTCCATTTTAAATGTTCAAGGGTGTATAAATTAATAGTGTTATTAATTACAGTCATGAAAACCAACACCCATAGAACGAGCAGTGCCGGAAATAATTTTTACTGCCTTGGATAAATCTTTTGTATTTAGATCAGGCATCTTTATTTTAGCAATTTTTTCAATTTGTTCCTTACTTAGATACCCAACAATATTTTTTCCCGGAATACTAGATCCTTTTTCAATACCAATAGCTTTTTTAATCAAAAATGGTGTTATTGGCGACTTAACTATAAATGTAAATGAATGATCTTCGTAAACAGTTAATATAACTTTAACAATATCTCCTTTTATATTTTCAGTTTCCGCGTTAAATTGTTTAATAAAATCAATAATATTTACACCTACTGAAAACAGAGCTGGTGCTAAAGGTTGTCTTAGTGTTTCATCTCCTGCCACAAGCTCTAGTTTAAGAGTAAAAACAATTTTTTTATCACTGTCTCCATCAAGTAAGTCTTGCTTTTTTATATCGTTTATTTTCTCCTTACATATATTATTATTTTTATTTCTACTTTCAAAAGAACTCCTCGTTTTCATTATACACTATATAAAGAAAAAAACTACAGTTTTACACCCTTGAAGATTATAAACCGCCGAAGGCAGTTTAGTCTTCAATGTTAGAAGCACTTGTCAAGTTTAACATGGTTCTATAGAATAATGTAATAAAAATAAAAATAAAAAGAAAAAACTATATATATGAGAAAAACGTAAAAATAAAAATAAAAATAAAAATAAAAATAAAAATAAAAATATATTACAAATAATCAATTTTTAATGTTAAAATTATAATTTTTTTTAATAATATTATCCAAATAAATATTATCATTAATATTACAAAAATTTGATCCATCACTTAATGATAAAGTATACAGGTTTAAAAAATGAATATTATCTGTGTATGTAAATGTATGATGATTTGTTTCATTATTTGGATAATTAATAATAACTAATAAAGTATAGTTACTTGTATACTTTGAAAATTTGCAATTAAAATCAATAATATTTTTTTTAAAATTAACATCGTGAGAATTATGCTCTTCATTAACAAATATCATAGTAAATAATTTATGCTCTTGTTTTTGAAGTAACTCTTTGAATCTATTAACACATCTTACGTAGTAATTATAATGATCTGCGTTTATCAAAGGATTATGATGTGCAAACATTCGTTCATTATATTTTGAATGTCCGCACATCATTTGTGATATATCAATATAATATGATTTATCCAAAAAAGTTTTAAAATTGTCTTCTATACAATGTATAATAGTATTCCAATTTGAAAAAATCCAATCAAATGGATAAGAACAAACCTTGAATTTATTTCGTTTTAATATTTCAGAACTATGACACAATGAACCTAGTGAACAGACATGATTTATTTCTAACATACATTATAATATATTAAAGCTTTAATTTATTTACATATATTTAATACTAGAAAATTTGTTAGAATTACTTTATATGTTTTTACTGATTATAAAACAAAAATTCGTTTTATTCATAATACTTTTATTCAGGATAAATATAATGATAAAACTTTATATCATCATATTAACATTAATAGCAATATATTTTTATCAAAATGAAATTATAAAGTGCCTTGATACATTTGTTAAAAAGAGCTACCTTAGGTTAAAAGGCATCAACATTGATACAGAAAAACTATTGTATCCCAAACATATTGCATTTATTATGGATGGAAATGGTAGATGGGCAAAAAAACAAAAAAAAGAACGTACATTTGGGCATATAAATGGCGCAAACAATTTAGAAGACATATTTTACAATTGTTTTTCAAATGGGACGCAGTATTTGACATTCTATGTCTTTGCTGAGCAAAATTGGAAGCGATCCAAGGAAGAAATTGACAACATTTTTGAAATTATTTATAAAAAGTTGAGCCTATACTTTAAAGATCAAATGAAATATAGATTGGTTGTTCAGGGTAGACTTGATAGGGTCCCTAAAAAGTTGAAAAAGTTGTTAACATCTATAGAAAATAAAACGGCTAGTTGCGAAAAAACTGTGATTTTGTGTTTAGATTATTCTGGTAGACGCGAAATCGTAAATGCCTGTAAAAATATAATTGACAATAAATTAGAGCCAACTGTAGAAAACTTTGCAAATAGTTTATATGTCAAGGGAATTCCCGATCCTGATTTAATTATTAGGACAAGTGGTGAAAAACGCATTAGTGATTTCTTATTGTGGCAGCTAAGCTATGCCGAGTTATATTTTACAGATGTTTATTGGCCAGATTTTAACTTGGTTGAGCTAGAAAAAGCTGTGCGAGATTACAATAGCAGACAGCGCCGTTATGGAGTAGCAGCATAAAAACTAATAATTCATGTTTTGAGACAATACTCTATATGTAGATAATTCTGGTATTTTTGGATAAATAATACGACCGCCCAAGTTTAGTATTTTTTTAGCATATATTTTAGATTCTTTATTTAATGAATATAATAGCTGTATTCCACTTGCTCCATCAAATCCGTAAATAACAGAATTATCAATTTGAACCCAAGTCAAATCTCCATTATAAAGATGATTTATTAATTTGAAAGATATTATTGTTTTTTTGCAACTGCAAATATTTCCAAATGGTTGCATTTGAGGGTAAAACCCATCTCCGTATACTTTTTCATATTCATCGTAATACATTTGTTTTATAATTATAATAGAATCTTTATTAGTTTCATTATTTAATTCATTACTAGTATTAGTATTATTATTATTTAAAATCATATATTTATAGATTAATAAAACTTTAATTTATTTTGTGTATTATTAATAGTATATCCATTATGCCATTGCAATTTATACCTGGAAAAAATAGTAATGCACTAGATACAATTTTAAGACTAGGATTGTTAAATCCTGATGCAAATGCAAATTGTTTATGTCCAAAAGAATTTACTACAGTTGAAAAGAAAAATTTGGTTTATCCTCCTGGTCCTGACAATATTAGAATTGCACAGATTTTAAACACCAGTTTAGGAGGAAGAATACGTTTTGGAAATTTTGGAACGCCATTTGTAATTGATGCAATTGGCAGACGGGAAGGTCAACCAGGAGGCATGCGTGGGCCTTTAAGAAACAAATTCTAATTAAAATAAGTAATTTATATTGCGCGGTGGAAAATATGTGCGTTTCCAAGATTAATTTAGCATTTTCATTAAAAATAATTATTTTTTCTCATGTAATTTTATAATGCCTAGCTCCAAGAAATCAGGTTTTCAAATGACAGTTGGAACCCGCGCCCAAGTTTGGCACGGAACTGCTAAAAAGACATCCGGTGGTCTCATGAAGTCTAATTTATTGCAAAACAAAAATGGTCGCATTGTGTCCAAGTCCAAGCACAATAGTGCCAAGAAAGAGAAACGCCTTGTTAAGGCCGGTTATTTAACAAAAAAGGGTAAATTTGGCTTTGTCAAATCGGGCACCAGAAAGATGCGCAAGAGCAAGTCTCAGCGTGGTGGAGGTGTAGCTGATAATGCAGCTCCATTTGGAGCTCCTGACGAAACCTCATACAATGGACCCGTTTTACAAATGGAGGCTGGTCAATCTGCTGGAAAGAGACGTCGTCGCCATGGCAAGCGTCACGGAAAGCGCGGCGGATACGCCCTTTCTCCCGCAAACTATAATGGTCAAGGCGAAGGTTTGGGAGATAGCATTGGTGTTCAAAATAGAGCAGGCCTTGGCAATTAAAGTAAACCTCAAACTTAAATAATAATAATATGACATAAAATTCATAATATTATTTAATTCATATACCAATCTACACAAATAAACCGTTCAAATACTATAAAATTGTGCAACATACTATACAAGTATTTTTCAAAGTAACGTTTGCTTGCAACATTACTTGATAACGAACAGCAATATGTAGTATAGAAATTGTACGCGCTATCAAATGACACTATATTATGCTCATTGACAGGAATATCTCCCATCATCTGTTTCAAATGCGTTTTATATTGCTGCAAAGCCTGATTAATATCCTGCACCTTGTCCCAGAGGTTGCAAGATACATTTAAAACATATTTATCCTCAACAATTTCCAATGTGGGAAAAAAATGTTTTAGCAGTTTTAATACATCTGTTTCAGTAATGCTGTTATTGTTGTGCCACGATTTGAATAACATGCAGATCTCATCCACTTCTAGCTCATTGTCAAAATAGCTTTCATTTGGTTCTTCAGTCATCCCTTCGCTCATATTAATTGTTTCGTCCCAAAATGCAAGGAAATCGCTCACTAAAGGCAAATATTTGCTGGTAACATTTACAAATGTGTCTCCTAAATCTTGGTATTGTAAACGCTCTTTAAAGATTGTTTTTAATGTATTTGAATAGATTACATTTGGCAAAGAAAATGCAGATAAATACTGCTTCCACAAGTAATGCATATTTTTCCAGGATATGGCGTAATTAAACGCCTTCTTCATTAGAAACCCTGCACCTGATTCAATTGGAGAGCTGGATAGTTGAGGCGAAGTTCCGTATATAGATTGCTGCATATGTGAGCTTGAATTTGAATTTAAATCTAAATCTGCATTTGAATCTATGCTAACCTTTTGAATAGAATGTGAAATAAATTTATCCACGATTTGCTGTTGCGTATTATTTTTTAAAAAGAGAGTATATGTTTTTAATACTGAATCGGCTTTATTCATTATATAATTCTCAGAGGTCTCATATCTTGCAGAATAATGCGCAGCAACGCACAACAAATCTAGGCCAATTTTCTGCAAAAGATCTTTCCACAAGTCCATGGAATACACCTCATTCGTTTTTAAAAGGCGACAATTATTGTAATCATGACTCTCGTGATACTTGGTCATAAAATTGTGAGTTGTATTAGCATGTCCAATCATCATATATGCAATATTATCAATTTCAGTTAATAACCGCCTAGTTTTAACATCTACTAAAAATATGAGATCACTATTCTTTTTAAAAATATTATCGCCGATAATAGTCAAAAAATATTTGGCCTGATTTTTACTTGTAAAAATGGACGGACTAAGAATGCCAAGAATATTCTGGATGGTATCCGTCTCTGGAACGGATTTTAATATATGGCGTTCCTTAATCTGTTTTATAATATTGATCTTAGTTTTGTGCTTCCATGGCATAATCGTCTTATCATTTGAAATAGTGCTCAACAGTTTGTGCTGAATATCGTCTTCCTTTACAGGTTTGTAATGTTTCCCATCGTATTCATAGAAGCACCCATTATTGGGCAAATAGTAATATGCATTCTTGCTTAAAAATACTTGGATGAAAATTTGTTGTTCGTTAGTTAGAGTATTAGTTCGATCTACACGTTTATCGTAACCTTTCAATTCATTTGTCAATGTTCCTGGCAAATATGTTGTCATGTGATAATGAAATCTTTGCAACATATATGGATGTTGAGAATAAAGAGCGTACATATTTTCTAGAGATGACTTGCATTCTTCAAAGACATCTTCTGGCATTTTTTGCATTTTTATTAGTTATTTAAAATGGCGCGAGTCTTTTATATTGGTATTTTGGTAAAAGATATTTTACAAAAAGATACTACGAATATATATATAGTATTAACTGTGAATGACTAGAAAATTTAGAAAACAGATAACCCGGAGATATTTGCCAAATAAGCTGTCTAAAAAGGACAGAAAAGTTCAAAGCAAGATGCTGCAAAAATCTATTAAGCTGTATAAAAAGGGTCAATACTATACTCGCCGAAAACTAAAATCATATCCACACAAAAAATCCCAACATTTAAGCAATGCCGAAAGAATATACAAGATCCCTAATTTAGCAATTAATGACGCACTTGTTAAAAAAACAGGATGCTCCAAAGAATCTTTAGAACATATTGTTAGAAAAGGTGAAGGAGCCTATTTTTCCAGTGGATCTAGACCAAACCAAACCGCGCAATCATGGGGTGTCGCTCGTTTAGCAAGTTCTATAACTGGAGGAAAAGCGGCGGCAGTAGATTTTAATATTTTAGAAGAAGGCTGCAAACCTGGCAGCAAAGCCTTGAAAATGGCATTGCACTCAAAAAAGATTAATGGGCACGGGACAAGACGAGTTCCAAAAACAAGAATGTAAGCTTTTAAATATTTTACACCATTTCACATTCAAAACGCCCACTTTGCGGGCAGTTATGAGTGGCGTGGAACAGTTACTTTGCGCATTTCATAAACTTGTGAAATGCGCAAAGGTGTAAATGCTAATTATAACATAAAGAATACAGTTTACATTATAAATGGAGTTTGTTTATGTATTACTTTGTGGAAGTGAATGGGAAGATATAATTATATTACTATCAAAAGAAGATGCTATAAATGAATCAATAAACAATCCATCCGCCAGAGTTGAAATTTTTAGTAAAAATAGTAAAGTGGGATACACACCCACTTATAATTATTATAAAAATGGAGAATTTATTCAAACCTAATAAATTTAATGCGTTTAAAATTTAATTTATTGCCTTCATAAGTATTTAAAGCCTTTTGACAAAAATCTAAATATAATGTCAAATTTTGCAAAGAATCCTAGTTCAGCAGGAAATGTATTAACTATTAAGACAGTACAGATTTCTCCATTTAGAACATTAATGACAGCTCTTAAGGATATTTTATTGGAGACAAATATAACTTTCAAACCTGACGGAATTCGCATTATTAATATGGACAAGTCTCATACAATTTTAGCGCATTTGTTTTTGGGAGCGCAGAATTTTGAGTTCTACGAGTGCACTAAGGAGAAGATTATTATTGGCGTCAACATGTTTCATTTATTCAAGTTGATCAATTCCATTGATAATGATGATACCCTTACAATTTACATTGAAAAGGATGATTATGCGGATGGGATTGTTTCACACTTGGCCCTCAAATTTGAAAATGGTGATATTAAGCAATGCAAGACGCAAAAGTTGAGACTTATTGAGCCCGAGCCTGAGGAGCTTGAATATCCTGATGTAAAATTCTCATCCATTATCAATTTACCTTCCAGCGATTTCCAAAAGATTATTCGTGATTTGTCTGCAATATCAGACAAGTTGGAAATTAAATCTGTGGGCAATGAACTCATATTCAAGTGTCAAGGCCAATTTGCATCTGCAGAAATTCACCGTGCAGAATCTGATGGCAGCATGGGATTTATTTTGAAGCAGGACTCATCCAAGGTAATTCAGGGAGAATTTTCTTTGAAGAATCTTGGGTATTTTATCAAGTGCACAAATTTGTGTTCGCAGATTGAGATCTACTTGGAAAATGATTTGCCCATGGTTGTAAAGTATAGTGTGGCAAGTCTGGGTGAAATCCATTTATGTTTGAGTTCTTTGCCTTCATCTTAAAAACAAAATCCTAGAATATATTAGTAAATATAGAATATTTAATATGAACAATGGTATGGATAGCGATGGTCATGTTGTCTCTTTAATTGAGTTGCTTGATGGATCTAAGCGTCTAAAACGATCTTTTTGCGAAAAATACTGTTCGTGGTATCATTTCTTTTGTTCTTGTTTTGAAAATGATAATTTTGTCTCTATTCTATAAAATAAAATAAGTTGGTGAAAAAATATATAATAATATGTTCAATAATATTATATATGTCCCGATTAAACAAAGATTTTGTAAGAAACTACAGTGATTATTTAGGGAGCAAAAGATGTTGTGGTAGCGGTGGCGGCGGCGGTGGTGGCCTTGTTGGTCCTATAGGTCATGATGGTCCTCGCGGTCCAGCCGGATCCACTGGTTATACCGGAAATACTGGTCCCACTGGTCCTAGAGGATGCAAAGGAGTGACAGGTGATACAGGTTCAATTGGACCCACTGGCAGTACAGGACCTACAGGTTGGACTGGACCTACGGGATTTACCGGGTTTACAGGTCCTACTGGGCCTACCGGGTTTACAGGACCAACAGGTCCTACAGGATTGCAAGGATTTACAGGACCAACAGGTAATACAGGACCAACAGGCAATACAGGTCCTACAGGATTACAAGGATCTACAGGACCTACGGGTTTGGATGGACCTACGGGTCCAACTGGTGCAGATAGCACGGTAACCGGTCCAACGGGGGAACAAGGACTTCAGGGTTTACAAGGCGGAGGAGGTCTAATATTATTTTTAAATTCAAATGAAATAAATAAATCAGGAAAAAGTTATAGTTATTTAAATACAACGCCAATAGAAACTACACATTCTCACGAAGAAAGTTGTTTACTTGAACCTGGTGCAACAGGACCAATTTCATATTTTTTTAATAGTGTTAATGAAATAACTACTCAATCTTTTATTAATGCTGGGTTATGGGATTTAAATATATATGCTACCGGTCCAGGATTAGGAATATATTATGGTGTATATGGAGTTAGTGGAACAAGCCCATATAATCCTTATTCAGGAAATCCATTTTTGCAAGAAGAACAGCCTACAAATGTAACAACTTTATTTCAACAGACACCAAAAAGATCAACTATAATTAGAAATGTTAACAATCAATACACATGTAGTCTTGCATGCACATCAAATATTCCACTTAATAATAACTATGATTATTTGCAAGTACAAATATATGGTTATAATCCAAAAACAACGGGTCCAGAAAAAATATTAACAAATTACTTGCATGAAACATATTCTCATATTATTACATCATTGACTTCTATTGGTCCAACTGGAATACAAGGGCCAACTGGTGCGGATAGCACAGTGCCCGGTCCCACCGGCTGCACTGGACCTATGGGGAAGACTGGTCCTAAAGGTTGGACTGGACCTAAAGGTTGGACTGGTGCCACGGGTTGTACCGGATCTAGGGGTTTGACGGGGTGCGTAGGACCTACTGGACCTCGAAGCATACTACCTGGTCCCACAGGTTGCACTGGTCCTATGGGTTGTGCTGGACCAATGGGGTTTATTGGGGTTAAGGGTGAAACAGGAGAAATTGGTTTGACCGGTCCTATAGGTTTAACTGGTCCTATAGGTTTAACTGGTCCCATAGGTTTAACTGGTCCTATAGGTTTAACTGGTCCTATAGGTTTAACTGGTCCTATAGGTTTAACTGGACCTATAGGTTTAACTGGTCCTATAGGTTTAACTGGTCCTATAGGTTTAACTGGTCCTATAGGTTTAACTGGTCCTATAGGTTTAACTGGTCCTATAGGTTTAACTGG